TTATTTGAACCCCTTTACAATATTCGCACACGTCCTGAAGCGATGTCCTTTCTTGACACAAACAACGCATTTTGGCTTCAGTCGGTAAAGACGCTTGTGCTTGACTGATTTATACGTTTTGCAACCACATTGATGACGATGTGCGGTGCATTTGCGTTGTGTATGTCCAATATGACCGCACCATCCACAGCGTTTGCGTTGTCGTGTGGCTCGACGTCTTCGAGGTACACGGTCGGCTCTAGGTTGTAAACGTCTTTGAACATGTCGCTGAACAATGGCCAATGGAGGCGGTAGTCGGCCTGCTCTATTGTTTCCCACGACACGACGATAAGCCATAGTTAGGGGAGGAGGCCGTGCGGCATAGGTCATGGCACTAGCGCGGGCGGCACGGGCCATGGCGCTAGCCCAGCCTCTTGCGGCGGGAGGTCTTGCGATAGGATGGACGACAGGCGAAGGGCCTAAGCGTATTCCGACTCTTCCGAGGCATTTCGAGCAAAACTGATGCCCGCACGACAACGCTATCATATCAGACTGCTTCTCCATGCATATGGGACACTCATTCTCCGACCCGAAAAGCTTGAGCCCACACATAGACGGATGGGCTTTCTTGCACATGGGACATGGCGGCATGTTTTTTAAACGGAGTTTATTTAAATAAATAGATTTGATTAAAATAAACTCTGTTTTACATAGTCCCTTTAGGCGAGGATAATACATTTTTTTATTTTTTCATGAACTTTCTAATAATATTCCATTTATCTCTTGTCATATCATTTTCATCGTCATACAATAAAACTGGACCTTTTATATGAGCAGGATAACGATAATCTTTAAATGTTTCACCATGTTTAACCTTGTTAAGTATTTTCATAGCCACTTTATTTACATCGTATGAATTATATTTTTTTTTAGCTTTTTCGTCCCATTTTGCCATCATATCCTCATAAGGTGGTGAATCGTCTGTCCATTCTAAACCAAACATACCCAATTTTAACCCTTTATGTTCTAATCCCATCAAATTTTCATGGTCTGTATTTTGCCCATCTAATTTATCACCAGGTGTCCAATCAATTAAATGACAGCGACCATTTTCTTCAATTCGAACAACCTTTTTTTTTGGGGAGATGCTGGAGCTCATTTATAAAACTAAGTCGATTACTACCATACATCATGTGAATAAAAAAATAAAAAAATATGTGGTAATTATTCCTATTTTCCAAAAAATGTCGACTGGTGTGACTTTGATTTGAATCAAATCAAAATTTGAAAAAATGTGGGCCAACAATAAGTTTGATTGCAATCAAAATTCGGGGAAAATATTGGCCAGCGTTTGATTTGATTCAAATCAAAATTTGAAAAAATGTGGGCCAATAATAAGTTTGATTGCAATCAAAATTCGGGGAAAATATTGGCCAGCGTTTGATTTGATTCAAATCAAAATTTGAAAAAATGTGGGCCAACAATAAGTTTGATTGCAATCAAAATTCGGGGAAAATATTGGCCAGCGTTTGATTTGATTCAAATCAAAATTTGAAAAAATATGGGCCAATAATAAGTTTGATTGCAATCAAAATTCGGGGAAAATATTGGCCAGCGTTTGATTTGATTCAAATCAAAATTTGAAAAAATGTGGACCAACAATAAGTTTGATTGCAATCAAAATTCGGGAAAAATATTGGCCAGCGTTTGATTTGATTCAAATCAAAATTTGAAAAAATATGTCTACTGTCCGCTGGCTTGAGTTTGACCCAAGTGTCCTTGACGGAGACGAACATGACGCAATTGCCGTTTCCAATGAGATAAGGAGAATCACAGTGACGCCAGGGATGTCTACCAGGCAGTTCATCAACGCCCTGGCGGCGGAATCCAATCGTCAGCCACCGGGATGGCGTAAATCTATGATGAGCGCGGTGACTGCTTTATGGATGATGAAAATATTCAAGGACGATGACGCTCTTCGAGCCGATATTTCAAAGATTGCAGTCAGCCATTGGGAAAAATTCACTCGCGAAACGAATGCACAGCCTTTTCTGTAATCGTTTCCCATCTGCGCGACTCAAGTCTCCTGTACAACTGAAGTTTAATGGAAAAGTATAAATAGTGTTTATAAAAAAGAAAAGGGTTAGCTGACAAGGCGGCATTAGCTTTAATTACATCTATTCGTATGTTCAGAATTATTCCGCAAACGGTGCCATGTAGATAGTCACGTTATCGCCTGTCCATCGGAGGACACCACAATCCATGAATATAAGATTCGAAAAGGCTGATTTTGGCTCTATGTATGCAAACATGCGCTTGGCAATACCGCAATCACATGCAAATGTTTGCGTATCTCTTGGTTTGTCACGCGCTTGTATGGCTCCGGCCCACCGCCCTCCCGAATGTTTCATGGTCACAGAGCGCTTGGTCTTATTTATGGCAAGAGTGGCAACTCCTTTGGACGGCATAGACTTCCACATGGTCAGCCATTGTGTGCATGGTACGACTGTACAAATGTCTTTAGGGTGGTCGGGTATGACGTTATCATCAGTCAGTTCTATTTTTGGAAAGTGATACTGAAGTGCCGAAGAGCAGTTTTGCACAGTCACGGACATCTTGGTGTCTTCAATGGTCAGTGTCGCGTGTTGCCAATCTGTCAACTGGCGCATGAATCCTCGCATGGCGTCAGATACTTTGAATGTACATGTCCCTGTGTGTGCTACCATGTGAGTCATGACGCGCATTCCCGCCCCGCCATGAGGAAAGATGACTACTTTTACGCCAGTGCCATCAATGGTCATGACGGGCGGAAGTTCTTGTTTCTTTTTGCCACCCCATGCTTCTATTAGCCACGTTACAGGTAATTCAACGGAAACCATATTTTAGTTTTAAATCAAATGATGTGAATTCAAATTAACATATGTTCGGCCAATTCTAAATCGCGTATAAAGTAGGTATATTTAAATCAAATGTCGAAACGTTTTAGAGAAGGCCCTGTGGCCATCCATAGTAAACGTCAATGTTTGGCGTTTGAAACGGTCATCCCCATGATTGCACCGGGGTTGAAACGCAAGCGCGACGACGTTGACGATGTTATTAAACGCTTCCGCGCCTCGGAAGATGTCTCCACTATCGGAAGAAAACGTTCTGCGGAATGTTTTGATGAAGAATTGCAACATCTGGAAAAGCGCATGCGCGCGACCGTTCCGACTGCGGAAGAAGCTATCGCCTTTTTATTGCCGCATATAATGCGCATGCGTAAGCTGTACACCGAATCACAACAGAAGGTGGACGAACTAACACGTAATAATAACGTTATTCGCAAGACGTGTGCTTACTTGATTCGGGAGAAAAAGAAGTTGGAGGGTGAGGTTGCGATGGCGAATTATAGGTTTGCAATTTCTGGGCCAAAGCCTTTCGCCGTCGAAAGCAGAGCATGATTTCAATCGTCGCGACTACACCAGAGGCCGTCATGAGTGGATAATCGCGCTTTAGAGCTCCATATACCGTCCAACATATTCCGCCTGTGCAACGTAAAACAATAGACCATAATTGTAGTGTTTGTGGTGATTCTGAACACAGTTGGGGTATGGAGGCGGCCGTGGAACAGACAGCCGCAAATATTCCTAGTATATCCATATAAAAAATCCAATCCCCGATTATATTTCCCAGTATATAGGTATTTTAAATTGATTTAAATGTCACGCAGAGCAGGAGTTGGAATCGACGAAACTGATTCCATGATGGAAGATATCGAAGCCGGTAGTAAAATGAAAACAAATACCATGTACGAACTCATGAAATTGCGCGACCTTCAGTCTTTTATTTCTAAAATATATTGGCTAGTTGTCCTCTGTTTTTTTGCAGTAGGTTGTATTCTAGCATTGGTCTTGTCCGACGGCACCTTTTCGGACGTATTCATGGCTGAAAACCTACTGTCGTCCATCGGCATTTCTGCATATATTCTGCTGGTGGCGCTCATGGTCATGTGCAACAACCACGGCGAAATGCGCATCATCCTGTTGTTGACGATTCTATTCTTTACAGGATGTCTCTCGGGCTTCATGTTGGCACTACATCTCTTAGATATTAATATTACATTACAATCAAATAAAGGTTTATAAAGATTTTATTAAATTACATTCTTCTTTCCACCAATTTATGCCTTCTGTAAATCCTCGCTCCTCGAATATTGTCACGCCTTGATTCACGATGTAACCTACTGTTGCACGTTTTGTAGCTCTGCGCGCACCCGAAAATTTGACGTAGTGTATTTTTCCGTCGTCATACAATCTCGGGACACCTTCTGTATGATGTTCGTCTTCAAACGAAGTAATGTCTATAAGCAGGAGGTCTAACCATGTTTTAAACATCGCAATAATGTCTTCGTCGGTTGCGGCGCCGTATCTATCTGGACGCTTCGTTCCACCCCGTGGTGATTGTGGGGGCGTTAGCGAAGCGTCGGTTCCCTGCCATGCGTACGCCACTGGGCGCCAATGCTCAATAAATTCGTACTGGAATGGTTCGGGGTCGGCGGCACGCGAATTGGCCCACCAATGTGCGAATGACTGCGGCATTTGACCGTCCAATAGGACGCGTTTTTCGAAGGCTTTGGGCCATTTGGCCCGTATGTACAGGAGCATATGGTGTACATTGCGTTGGGGCAAATTATCATCGGAAAGCCATTCAAAAGTCTCCTCTTCCGTTAACCAATTCCTTTCCATTTGACAGACAAAAGGATACCTTTATAGTGTTTCAGGATTCTGTTAATGTCGTATATATATTCAGTTGTTTTTTTCGAGAAATGATTATTGTTGCTATTGACCCTGGCATTCGCAACTTGGGATGGTCTGTGTACGACGACACAAAGAATCAATTTATCAGCTTTGGTCGTTACGACCTTTTGAAAGACCAGCCCAAGACAAAGCACACGAAATACCCGGATTTGGTGCACGATTTTATCGCGGCGTCGAAAGATGTGTTTGATTTGGCGGATGCGATTGTCATTGAAATTCAGATGGCGGCCAAATTCAAAGTGATACAAACAGCTTTTCAATGTTTTTTTTGGGAAAAGTCTCACCTTATTTCTCCTCGTTCTGTTAGGTGTCACTTTAAAATTTCCATGGGCAATTATGCCAAAAACAAAAAGGCGTCCGTAACCAAAATCCCAGAACTCGACATCCCTACGAAAAACAAACTGTGGTTTGAACGGTTCGAGAAATCAAAACGTGACGACGTCGCCGACGCTATTTTATTGGGACTTTATTATTCACAAAAGGGTCGGCAAAAAGCTGAAAAAGACCGACAAAAAGCTCAAAAGACCAAAAAGAGAAAAAGAAAAGGAGTATAAAGTATGTTCATTATATGTTCAGATGTTACAGTACGTAATTGCTTTTTTTTGTTTCCTCTGGTTTATCAGAGTCTGGGTTTGTGTCTTCGGGGCCCCCTGTCGGTTGACAAGCCGTGTCGTAGTGCTTTTTTTTCAGGCGGTAAAGGCATGCTATACAAAAGTTTCCAATGTAGCCAAATACGCGCGCATACAGCGAGAGAAGCCCACCAAGAACGCCAGCGGCCTCAAACAGTGATTTTTCAGAATCCACTATATGGAAGGCGTACATGACCAATAGACCGGCGGCCAAAGAGCCGCCCAACTGTTGTATGCGCGTAAAGACCACTTGGAAACGCTTCCTCAACTCTGGATTGGCGTCTCGAAAATCTTCGAGGTCTTCATAGGTCAACTTGCGGCTGTGCATGCGGCGAGTGAACCATGGGTATTCATTAAAGAATAGGTAGGCAATCACAATGCCGGCAGGTGTCATATACAATTCATGGCGAAGTTCCGGTATCAGTGTTAAGGTCGCCAACGATATAATGGCCAACCATGTGAGAAACATATATTGTATAAATAGAATATAAATACAATGATTTTTTTAACGTATGTGTGTCTTTTTATCAATTCTTTTCGATTGGCCCTTACGATTCTGTTCTATTTTGAACCAAAACCGGGCTTGCAGAATCTCGCGATACGAACATTAACGTCTCCCTGAACTGTTTGACCAATTGTGACTTGGAAGCGTTTGTCGTTTCCCATTGGCGCAACCATCTTTTCAACCACGTTTCGGTATGTTCGCGCATGCCGACCTTTTGTTTGTCGTCGTATCGAACAATACGTTGCCATCGTTTCGTAAAATTTTCTAAATTTTTTATGTTAAATTCCGCTTCCGTTAATAGTACGGCGGCGGCCTTTAATTCTTCGTCGTTCTGAGTATCGGCGGCTCTTAGGGATTGTAAAGCGGTGTCACGAATTTTAGTGGCGGTCGTCGAATTCTCATCAAAATCGTCCAACCATCCCAATATATAATTACGCACGTCTTCGAAATCAACTTGCTCACCAGTCCATGGGTTGGACGGGGCGCTGACATCATGCTGTGTCAATTCTGAAATCTGTAGCAATAGAGCAATATACTGTTGTTGTTGCTTTGTGGAGGCTGCTACGGATTGGGCAATGTTCGATAGACGTAGCCAATGTTCGACGGCCGGGTGTTCTCGTTTTTGACGTTTCGCAGACGTTGACTTCTCACGAGTTGCCCGTCTTTTAGCAGGCATGTGCAACTTTGCCGCCCGACTTAAGTAGACGTTTCTTGTTTTATCCCACGGATGAGTTTCAACCCGGCGAATGGAACCAAATCAAACGCATGACACAACAACATAAGTTTCCATAAGTTGGAAAAATTATCACCAGTTACCCCGAACATATTCGTCAGCAAGGAGCCCCATTCCTCCGCTACAACACCACCGATATTCGTAATCGACATTAACAGGGCGTACAACGAACCTTCAACACCCGGAGGACACAATCGCGCCCCGAGAACGACCATGGGCATAGTTATGAATTGTCCCACCAGTGTGATGGTCACGCGTTCAATGAAGGCAAACACGTAATCAGGGATGCCCATTTGACGATTGACGTGTAAAACAAGTAGAAGCATCGTATTTTCCAACAAGAAAGATAATGCCAACGCAGTACCAAATATCTTGGGAAAAGAGACTTGTCTCAAATAGCGTTTGTAAATTATAATGCCCAAAATTGAAACAACATGACCCATCACGTCCAACATGCCAAATTCCGCGGGGGTAAACCCTAGCTCACGCTCATAAAAAAACGTGAGCGCGCCACCGTACCCCGGTGTCACACAAATGAGAAAGAGAAACAGCGCAGGCTTATAAATACCAGGCTGACGAATTGCACCTATCAATGTTTTGCCAGTCTTGCGCCAATCCGTCTTCTCGAATTTCGTATCTTCTTTGATAAAACATGCCAAAATAGCCACGGCGACCGGTATCATAGAATTTAACAAGAACACTTTGGCATATCCCAACTCTTGGTACGCAAGGGCACCAGTACCAGACGCAACAAGACCTCCCAAAAAACGCATACCCCATGACCACGACTGTATAGTACCTCTTTTCTCTTCAGATTCCTTTTTGGCCGCCGTCACCAATAAGGAATCCGCCATCACGTCCGCGAAACACATGCCTGCAGAGGATACAGTCAACACGAACGTCAGTAAAAACTCGTCGTGCGGACAAAACGGTAAGATTATCCACATGAACGATGCAACGTAGGCCGATAAAATCATATAGGGTTTACGCCTATAACCAAATATTGGGTTAGAATCGGAAATAAATCCGAACAGCGGTTTCATACACCAGGGCACGCTAATGACTCCAAAGATAGCAGCCATTTGCGCCGGCGACACTTTGACGGTTTCCATCAACCAGTAGCGCATAGCCACAGATGGAAACGCAAAGTTGAACCCCAACAACAAATAAAATAATAATAAAGGAATCATTAATGAACATTACGAAAGAAAAGAAATACTTATTTTTTATCTGTTATATCGGATTTAATCCATGCGGTTTCTTTGGTTTCTACATGTTCATAATATACGGTGCCTGTTTTTTCACATTCGACTTTTATCACTTTAGGTTCTGAGTGTTGCACTTTCTTAGGAGTGTGTTGACGGTAAGACATTTGCTTTAAAACAGACATCCTTTATAGGGAACTATTTAACATGGTTATCAAAAAACAAATGTTTGCGTCATTTAAAAATGTGAGGTCGTTGACCTTTGTCAAAAAGGCCATATACCGAACACATTGGCCAAAATGCGGCAGACAAACGTGTGTTTGTGTCGAAAAATTAAACACGCTGAGCCCGACAAAAGATAAAGAGGAGTTAGAACGTGTAAAAGAATCCTACACAGACTGTTTCACAACGTGTGGACGATGGAATTCTGTAAAATAAAAAGTTACGAATATATGTTTTTGAAAGTATAAAAGAGTTTATCTGTTACAAATATTATGAAACAATTTTTTTACTCTACCATTTATTACGACCCCGTCACCTTTCAAGTCAACATTTTTTCACTTGGCCTAGCCATAGATAATCGTAAAATTTAAATAAGAGTTTTTTTTTATTTTTCCCCCGGGTATTTACCAAACGCCGGCATCTGCATTGGATTGACTAGTTTATCTTTAATTAATTTACCATACATCTTGTACAAACGATGGCGTTCTTTATTTTTGCTCGCATCTTGTTGCCATTGGTTAAACGTCATTCCTTGGCGCGATTTCCGTAATTCTGATAAATATTGATCTACGCCAGTTTTAGGTTTGGTTGCCGCCGTGTATTGGGCTTCGGACAGCTCCCTTTGTTTCGAATTCAAAAGTTGTTGCTGGCTTTGAAATTCGGCGTTTGCCGCCTGAAGCTGGCTATACGCACGTTTCACGACGGCCTGCTGTTTTTGAACTTGTTCTCGTAGCCTTTCAACGGGCGTTTTGTCGGCATCATCTAATAAGCCCAAAAGTCTATCGACAGTATCGTCAGACTCATACCATTCATCGTCAGACATTTTTATTATTCAAGTACAACCTAAATACAGTGCTTTTTCTAACTAGACCAATCGCCGTAGGGAGACCCAATGATACGTACACTCCCTTGAAGACCACAATGTTCGATGGGACACTCTGGTCGCGCCTTATATGACCAAGAAGCTATGATTTGCTGGGGAACGCGGTTTTCTTCGTTGTATTTACTCACTTCCACAACTTGTTTTTGGCGTAGCCACGTTTTCCACGCGACAGCGTACGTTTCATCGTCTATAGAGATGCAGGGCGTAAAGGCAGCAACCCACTGTGATGTTACGGTCAATGAAACGTTTGTCGAAATGCGTTTATTCTTGTGTTCGAATGTGGCGCGTTTATTTTTCAAATCAAACTCGACGAACATTTTTGAATCAAAATTTTGTAGTCGAATCTTTTTCCACACGCTGGTCAAATTTGATTTGAATCAAATCAAAATTTTGTAGCTGAATCTTTTTCCACACGCTGGTCAAATTTGATTTGAATCAAATCAAAATTTTGTAGCCGAATCATGACGAGACTACCAGTAGTGAATAGTCATAAAAGTAACACATTTTCTAATTAAAAAATATAACAGTCTATACAAAATAGAATAATATGTTGTTTAAATATATTTTGCTCGCTCTTTTATTTCCTTACGTGTTGGCCCAAGACGATGATGACGACGAACTCATCGGTACTACTATAGGTATAGACTTGGGTACTACGTACTCCTGCGTCGGCGTGTTCAAAAACGGTCAAGTTGAAATAATTGCCAATGACCAAGGCAATCGCATTACGCCTTCGTACGTTGCTTGGGCGGATGGCGAACGTCTCGTGGGTGACGCTGCCAAGAACCAAGCCACCATCAATCCCGAGAATACCGTTTTCGATGTTAAGCGCCTCATTGGTCGCAAATTTTCGGACAAAGCTGTAAAAGCCGATAAAAAAATGTTCCCATTCAAATTGGTCGATAAAAAGGGCAAGCCATACGTAGAAGTCACTGTGGCAGGTGAAAAGAAGCAATTTGCCCCTGAAGAAGTATCTTCCATGATTTTACAGAAAATGCGCTCTACCGCAGAGTCCTATCTCGACAAAGACATCAATAATGCCGTTGTCACCGTGCCGGCGTATTTTAACGACGCCCAGAGACAAGCCACCAAGGATGCCGGTACTATTTCCGGCCTCAATGTCGAACGTATTATCAACGAACCCACAGCCGCAGCGATTGCCTATGGACTTGATAAGAAAGGTGGCGAAAGGAACATTCTTGTTTTCGATTTGGGCGGTGGTACATTTGATGTTTCGTTGCTGACGATTGACAACGGCGTGTTTGAAGTTCTCGCTACCAATGGTGACACCCACCTTGGTGGAGAAGATTTTGACCAACGAATCATGAAGTATTTTATGAAAATGTTTAAGAAAAAACATAAGGTCAGTCTCCTTAAGGACAAGCGCGCCATGCAAAAGCTTCGCCGTGAATCTGAACGTGTGAAACGCGCACTATCCACACAGCCACAGGCACGGGCCGAAATAGAGGCTCTGCACGATGGCATTGACTTTTCGGAGACACTGACACGTGCTCGTTTTGAGGAGTTGAATCAAGACCTGTTTAAGAAAACGCTGGGCCCGGTTGGCAAAGTCTTGACAGATGCCGGTCTTAAAAAGTCTGAAGTTGATGAGATTGTCCTCGTCGGTGGCTCCACGCGCATTCCAAAGGTGCGCTCTCTCATCAAAGACTTTTTCAACGGCAAAACGGCAAATACCGGCATCAATCCCGACGAAGCAGTGGCTTACGGTGCTGCTGTTCAGGGTGGCATTCTCTCTGGCGAAGGTGGCGAAACCACCAAAGATATTCTGTTGCTGGACGTCGCACCACTGTCGTTGGGAATTGAAACCGTCGGCGGAGTCATGACCAAACTGATTCAGCGCAATTCAGTCATTCCGACCAAAAAATCACAGACATTTTCAACGTATCAAGACAACCAGCCGGCGGTTATGATTCAAGTTTTTGAAGGCGAACGCACCATGACCAAGGACAACCATCAACTGGGCAAGTTTGAGCTCACGGGTATTCCGCCGGCGCCCAGAGGTGTGCCACAAATCGAAGTCACATTTGAAATAGACGCCAATGGTATCTTGCAGGTCTCCGCAGAAGACAAAGGTTCTGGACAATCTGAGAAAATCACGATTACTGCCGAAAAGGGCCGCCTTTCTGAAGAAGAGATTGAACGCATGGTACAAGAAGCCGAAGAATTTGCCGAAGATGACAAACGTACTAAGCAGCGCATTGACGGGCGAAATGCTCTCGAAAGCTATTGCTATCAGCTCAAAAATACGCTCGATGACGAAGACAAACCGCTCGACATTTCCGAAGAAGACCGCGAGACACTAGACGAAGCCATTAAAGAAGCTCTTGAGTGGCTGGACGACAACCAAGAAGCAGAAAAGGAAGATTACGACGACAAACAAAAGGAGCTCGAAGCAGTGGCCAACCCTATTATTTCGGCAGCCTATCAAGCTGGCCCTACGGAAGAAGAGCCTGACGACGAAGAGGACGAAGAAGACGAAGACGAGCTATAATTTTAAACATCTATTTTAATGTTTTGTTTCAATGTTTATTTCTTCTACTTTTACTTCCTTTGTTTCGCCCTTCGATTCGGATTTGGTAGGTACAGACACAATCGTTATCCGAGACGGATTTACAAACGTTGTATCCGACTGGCCCACAGGCACAACGCTTTGTACAATACGATTTATATATGCAATAACCAATCCTATCACTAAGATAAGACCAAAACTGATTAACGTAGCGGTATATATTTCCAAATAGAGCGATACAATCATTGCTATAATCAATGAAATAATACTGCACACCGACAGCCATAAATATTTAGATGACATATTTGCCATACATAGAACCGGCTTATATAAGTCGGTCTCCACAAATAAAAAATGTTTGACGCTTTATTATATATCATTATTATCATGGGCCCTGTTGTTCTTTTGACATACGTTGAAGCATACCGTTCCCCCAATCGCGCACAACTGTGGGGTGGTCTGCCACGAACAACGTGGTACAAAAATCCATGGGTAATATCTATGATGTTGACCGTTCTGTCGTTTCTATACATGTCGGGCATGTGGGTCTTTGTTTTGGAAGATGTACAACAGAACGAGCTAGTCTTTTCATATATTTTATTCATGACCGGTGCTATTCTCTGGGCCCCTCTGACACTCGTGGCATTGCAAAGAGAACAAAAATTAGGGTCGGTGGCCGCAGCTCTCTGGCTCACCGCCGCGGGGTCAGTAGGCTTTCTTATCAATGTATGTACACTCAAAAATCAACCGTTAATGGTACTCGCCGCAGTGATATGCATGCTGCATCACGTGGGGTTTGATGCTATCTACTGGTGGTACACATGGCACCCAAGAGATACCGCAACCCCATTTTTTACGAGTGAACAAACAGAAACTAAAACAAAATATGACACATTAAATTTTTTTTAATTAAAAACGCAAAGGTACTGTATTATTATGGAACCCAGTTTAATGGTTTCTCTAATAAACGTTTCTCTAATTCGTCGACGTCTTTACTCGTTACAGTGATATTCTTAACAGGGACGCGCTTACTCTTGTTGACGGCGCGCTTGCGTTTGCAAAAGACGGCTGACAACGCAGCGGCAATAATAGCGATAATAGCGCCCGCCACAATGAGAGCCGGAATTTCTAAATTAGATTCTGCAACGTTTACCGTCACGCGGCGTTGCGGGTCGATGGTGTACTTGCACGTGACTTCCAGGCGTGCATTATTTACGCCACAGTGAGCCGAACACATATAATAACGCGTTTCTCCTTGATAGCGTCCGCCGAGACCTATAAACGTTTTGTTATAACCAGTGGTTTCGAATTTAGAATGCCATGGCGATGTCTCGGTTTCATTAGAATCACAATCTGCCGTTTCGGTTTCACGTAAGTCGTGTGTTCCGTTCCATACAACAGTGATTTCGTCTTCGATACATGCTTCGATTTTAGAAACCCCCGAGCCATATACAACAGTTAATGGCGGTGGGGCTGGTGCGGACGGCTCTACCTGTGGCGTCGGCGGCACGGTTAGTGCGTACGTTAGTCCGGCGACAGACGCAATTTCAAATGTGTAATCGGGCAATACAGGACACGTGAATGTATCACCTTCGTGTAATAATTTGACAAATTCCCATTTGTAGTTTTTAGGATGCCAACATTCGACGGAATATTGTGACCGACCGGCTAGATTTATATTTTTCAAAGTGACCAGCGCCAATAACTTATGGGACGTACACGCCATAAATTGTTCGTTTTTTTCGCCCAACACAATTTCATACGCGTCCTCTTCAAATGTTTGGACGTCCACATCGGCATCCGCACAGTTGGTAGCGTTCAACGTTTTATTCTTGACAGGTTGAATGACAACGGATTCCGCTCTCGAAATCTGCAATCGTGACAGACCAGATTCATCGACAGACATTATGACGGCACCCAGTGTGTCAACTACTTCCTTAATAATATTGCGGCGTCGAACGACATCTTCCGATGTACTGGTGTTTAGACACGCATTTCCACCATCTCTGCACGCCATTTCTACTCGTGGCCGACCTCTATCGTCTCTGACACGAACTGTGACACGTCCGTCTTGATTTACAATGTTTGCTCCTTCGTCCTCAAATGTTTTCAAAGTAGAATTTGCGTTTGTTCGCATACGTTCTATGCCGCGGTCATCACGTAAAATAATACCCGGGTTTGTTCTTGGACGTGCTGCACATCTATCTACGCCACATGGATACACCAAACATCCCCGGTCGTTGACTTCCTGTGACCAGGTTCGATTGCATCTGTCCAGTGGTGGACGGCATCGTACTTGTGGACAACATCCTATGCGCTCGTTGATACAACACCATTGGCGTTTTTCGGGAGTCCAGACTTCGCGCGTCCGACAATTGTATTCTGGTTCGTCTGACTCGTCGTCGTGACAGACAAATGCCGTGGGTTCTGCGCAAAACTTTTTTGTGCACCGGGCGCGCCCATCGGAACATCTACATTCGTTACACCCGTCAAAATAACGAGAGCAACGACACTCTGGTTCCGTGCATCCCTCCGTATCAGGACGCAAGAGACAATAACGTTCCTTCGTCATTCCCAAACTACACGCCAAACAATTTGCTGTCATAGCACGACAACATATTCGTTCTTCTTCCGCTGGCGTCGAATCTTGCGCTGGCGTTGGCGTCGAATCTGGCGTTGGCGTCGAATCTTGCCCTGGCGTCGAATCTTGCCCTGGCGTTGGTGTTGTCGCAGGTATTATCGCAGGAGACGTTTCCTGTGTAGGACATTCTTGCGTGTTGGGGTTATCCGCGCAATATTTTTCGACTGTTTGGCCTGATTTACACGCCTCGCACGTTGCGGTTACTGCCTGACAACAAACAGGTTGACAATCAATTGTGGCTGTTTCGTTGGCAGTATTTTGAGACGAATCCGTGCACGTATAAGTACATTGTCCACAATCTTCCTGAGAACAGTTCGTTGATATAGTAGGAGTATCGTCAAAACTGTCGTCACAACTAAATGAACCACCGTACAGTGTGATAACAGGTGCCCGCGTGTCCACGATGACCACCTCGCGCTGTTCTGTGACAGTGATACCGCCCTTTTCACAACGATATTGAACGATAAAAGAACCAAGACGCCCCATATTAATGGCAGACTCTGAAAATTCTGTAAAATTACCGGAAGTATGATGATTATGATGTTTGGTCAGCGCGATGTCGTCACCATCAAACGCGCAACTTGCGCCGGGGTCGTCGTATGTGCCGGTTTTGTTGGCTTCGAGTGTCACCGCTGTGGCGCCCTCCATAGTAATCACGAGACATTCGTTGGTGCCGCCGCAAACGCCACAGGTATCAACAGTGGTCTTGCCGTCGCAAACGCCCGCGCAATCGTTATCACAATCAACTTTCTCTGAACATACGCATTCATCGGCTCTGTCTGTACATCCCAACGTTTGATAATCCACCGACTCGCCATTAAAGCATTTGCACCACTCGTTACATGTCCACTCTGAGCATTGTTTGACGCTCACATCACGACGAATAGCCGGAATTTCGTCTGAACCACATTGGTAGTCTATGGTATATTTCATTGGAACGCACGTGTTTACGGGGTCGCCTGTAAAGGTGGCCTGTGAATTATTGGCACAAAAAGCACCCCCGTCTTTAAATGTTGACCCCGGTGCAATAGATACGTCCTTCTTACCAATCATATAGACATTGACTTCGCCACATATGGCGAGCATTGATGTTGTACAGCATTCGTCCCCATCGCCATAATTAGACTTACATTCGTAGGTCGTATCGTCGGCGCATACACATGTGTGCCATTCGGAAACCTCGCCTTCAGGCATGGGCTCTCCCGTCCATAGACTAATATTATAATTACCGTCGCCGCATAACGCCGGCATTGAACGTCCGCAGCACGCGTTACCGTCACCACGGTTGGACTGGCATTGATAAGTGGAGCCGTCTTTGCAGGTGCATGTATACCAACCGCCGGTGACTGTCAGCGAAGTGGACAGGTTTTTCAATGCGGTATCCGTGGCGGCGGTCAATGATACTGTGGCCGCCGAGTCTGGCGTTTGGCCAACATTATATATGCCACATAACGCCGGCATAGAACGGCCACAGCACGCGTCACCATCTCCGCGATTCGATTGACATTGATATGTGGTACCGTCGGTACAAGTACACGTATGCCACGCACCTGTTACCCCCGAGTCTGGTTCTGTCGTTTGTACAACATTATCTGCGCCACATATGGCGGACATAGAACGTCCACAGCACGCGGCCCCGTCTCCGCGATTTGATTGGCATTGGTAAGTGGAGCCGTCTTCGCAGGTGCACGTGTGCCACCCGCCGCGAAAACCGTGATTCATAGCAAACTTAAAGTCCGCCAAATCCACGTTTGCTGTGTTATCGCCTTCGTTACATATGGCGGGCATAGAACGTTCACAGCACGTGTCACAGAGAACGCAAGCACTAGACTTACATTCAAAGTTTGAATTGTCCTTACAGGTGCATTCCTGCCATTCGCTGTTGCCGGACACCGTTCTATGGATTTGAATATTTTCGTTGTTTCTGTCTGCATAGGGTACTATCGTTTCAACTTGGCCATCTAGGTTGGTAATGGCTATTGATGATATATCTATGACTGTATTATCCATGACTGTATTATCCATGACTGTATTATCCATGACTGTATTATATGCATGCATTTCAGAAAACAATACAAAAATACCAATAAATATCGGTAGCATAATAATACAAAGTACAAAGGTTAAATAGTGTAAAAAAATCATCCAAGTTTTTTAATTTTCGCTTGCAAAGCAGTGGCGTATTCTTTTAAAAATTCCGACCTTATTAGCAAGTCAGACTCTTGTAAATCTTCTCTCGTCATGGGGTCTGTTCCCTTTTCCCGCACCCACTTCAATAACGATTGTCGATCATAGTAGTGTTTATTAAGGGGAGTTTTCACAATATCCGTAGTGTAGTCGCTTAAAATGGGACATTGCATCATGTGTGTAATCTCTTCCCATTCGGAATTGGATTCGTATTTGGGTTCTAATTTTATCATCATCGAACGAAGGGCGTTTGTGACATTGGCCACCACGGCTTCCAAAATCATGTTGGGCACGATGTCATCGCAGAGTTCGATAGCCCTTTCGGCGAATTTTTGTTGTTTGACCTGACGAATCATAAAACGACAAACGTTTTGAGACACTGTGGTTCTCGCGTCTTTTAAAAGAATTTCAATGTGCGCAATGCGCGAGTGTGAGCAGGCATGCTCGAGTGGTAGCCGCTTATTTTTCAGACGAATATTCGGATCAAGGCCTTTGTCGAGGCAAACGCCCAAATAATAGGCGGGCACGTTCATGAGACTTTCCATTTGTGTCCGTGGTACTTGGTTGACTCTGGCCAACACTTCTTTGAAAAGTCCGCGGTGTTGTCTTCGAATGGCGGAGGAGATACACGGTGCCTCGAGTGTCCGGGCAAGTTTCACACAGTTGAGAGCGGTCGCCACGTGCATTTTGCCAACGATTTGTAGCCATTGGAGCGTAGTTGGCGTAAATCCGGACTCTAGACATTTGATGAGAGTGGTTGAATCGTTGATGCGTATCGCTTTTTTAAAACGAATCTCTATAATATTGGCTCTTGATTTTTCTCTCGCTATCCGCTGACGCTCTTGCTCTGGTGTAGGCCCAGACGGTGTTATATTTATCTGAATTTTTGGTTTTTGTTGTGATGAACTGCTAGAACTTTGCGAGGTGTCCCCAATGATGGTAGGTTCAAGCCGTTGCCTCTTGATCATGGTCGGGTCTACGAGGTCTGGGGGTTCCCGAGTAACATTCATGTGTCACTAAAAAAAGGCATTTATATACCTATAAATCGGATCTTTTATAAATTGTGACACATCAGTGATGAATCTCTCTAAATTCAATTCGCAACATTATATATCCATCGATGACGTTCGAAGTGAAATGAATATGAACGAATCGTCATTCGAGTTACTTATAGACCAATTTGAGCACCAGTGCAAGTCCCTGGAAATGAGGGTGTGCGACGGTATAAAATCGATACCTTGTAAGAGGGCGGGTCTATTTATGCAGTGGTACATAGAGCATTCATACACGCAATCCAATTCCCTGGTTAAATTTTGCCGGGATTTAAAACCTTACTGTAAGAAAATACCAAAACGCCAGCTAAGTCGTTCCATGCGTATTGAGATTGCGTACAGACAAGAGTACAAGTGTCGGGTGTGTGGTTTGTTTCCGATACCCCCTAATTTCGAGGTAGACCATATCATTGAGATACAGGACGGTGGTGCGGACGTTTCTGAAAATTTCCAGGCGTTGTGTCCTGCATGTCATGCCGAAAAGACCAGGTTAAATCGATTGAGAAAGAACGAGATGTTTCGCAAGCAAACACAAGCCAAGTACGAAACTTTTATTCCTCCAGCAACGGGAGGACAAGTTTTCTCAAAGTACTTTTCGAAAAATGCACTATAAAATATTGTTTGTTTAAAAGTAATGTATGTATGATTTTGTAGGTCTGGGCTTTTTATTGTTTTTGGCCGCTTCACTTAAACAACCTTCGTTGTCCAGCTATTTTTTATCTACTGTGGGATTAGCGTCGGCCATTCTATCATGGCACCTTAGGTCGGTTGAGTGGTGGTTCCTCTCACTCGGGGTCATGTTTTTTTTCATGACATTTGCGTATTGTTATGATTTGTTGCACAACCAGCGCTTACAAGATGCTTATGCAAAAATGCCCCTCGAAACACCCTGTTGTATTCCATGTATTGGGTGGTGCACACATCGTGCCTCCATTATTACGGCTACATGTATTTTACGCGCGGCGGCTGGCCTCCTGGCGGTATCCGCATGCTACGTGTCGTTCGTCCACAGAGAAAAGTTTTGGGACGGGGACTCGGTCGTCGTCATTGGATTTTGGGGCGCCGCCTCGGCATTATGGTTGGTTTCGTGCATTCCACATGTAATATGTTTAATACAGTGCGCGGCGACCATCGATTCGCCGATAATGTACCGTTTCCGTAAGTACGTGGCCGTATGGCTCGTGCACGATATCGTTCTGGGCGTGTTTTGGTCTATCTGTCGTTTATTGCTTGACCATTTATTAAGGGATGATGATTCGGAATGGCGCACCATCTTTTTGTCCATGGTTTCTTGGCATATTATTGTCTTTGTCATTCGTCGATTATATTTTTCGGAGTTGTGGTCTATAACGGAGCATACGACATGTTGTGGGCCCAAAACGAGGACACGATGGGGCGACATTCTTCAGTTGGTAGCTATGTTTATTATCTATGGTGTACTTATGCACGTGGTTCGCGATTCGGTCGACATGCACCCACTGGACGTTTCACTCGTGGTTCTTTTTGTGGTTGCAATATTCGTGGGATATTTGGGCAAACTATTGTCTTTTTTTCCTCCGAAAGTCAAAAAAGATTATGCGGTTCGCACGGCCAAAAGAAGGAATACGCTCGATTTAGATTTTTGATAAAAATCAGTATATAAAGTCGGGCTCTAATAAACATATAATGTCTCGTTTAGCATTCCGCTCGCCCGACCCCTCTCCAACTCCTGTGGATGCGACGCCAGTAAGCTCCACGCATCACATCATTGTCGAAGCAACCGTCAAGCCGGTAGGCCTGAACACATATAACAAGGAACATGTCACCAAGCAAGCCGCTGCCCTCAAAGAGTTACGAACAACAGGTAAAGATTTATTCGAATTGAACGAAACGCGCAAAGTTGAAAGTGCCGGCACAATTTTGTATCAAACAACTGAAATGTATGGTACTGCCATGTCCATAGAAAAAATTATCGGGGCCCTCCAAAAATCAGACCTAACTTTACGAGTGAATTTTCGCCGTCCTGGTGTTCATTCGTCCGCGACGTGTATGGAATTGTCTTCTGACACGTTGGAACGCCTTTTAACATCGGCAGGCGATGCTCAAGGACACAAGGTAGCCGAATTGCGTGTAAAACAAGAACAGACCGCCACAAAGCCAAGTCACGGTGCGTTATTTGTAGCTGTCACATGCAGAGGAACACAACATTATTTGTCTCACATAGATTATAAAATTTTAGCATCGTACGATGCCATGTATCACGAATCAAATTAAATTTATTCTTCTTCATTATCATCTATATTTGTATCATCTTTAGGAGAGGTATCTTTAGGAGAGGTATCTTTAGGAGAGGTATCTTTAGGAGGCTCGGCCACGTCGCCGGGCGTCTGAACCGCGGTCGGTTCGTCCAAATTTTCGTAAGGCAGAGACGCGTTCGTACACGCGTGCCGTGAATACGTTTGCCATGAAATGACACCGTTCTGATAATGCGAGTACAATTCTCCATGGGACAAAAACGGCGATATCGGGAAAATGATTTCCACTTGCAATCTCTTCTTTAACACATACACATCCGCAATATCCGTTCTCTTTCTCTTTTTTTTGCCAATCGCCTTTAACAATTGTTGCTTAATATCCTCCGCATATATGATGGAATAAATTTGTTCGCACGCCGACTGAAGGGCAGTTTTCCATGACAAGATGGTCTTTTTAAAAGTTTGGTGAGTTCCCTCTTCGTCCGACTTGTGGGGTGTATCCGACATAAGAAGGGCTCTCGGAATACCCATCACGCCACATACAATGTCTTGAAAGGTCTTGACTTGAGCAGTGATATCCCCACGTCCTGTTTGCGTCGGAACATTCACAATTTTTTGGCCCAAAGGAACATTAATCATGTTTTCGAGAACATTACCGCCGACGGAGGCTGGCCTCCCACCCGCAAAGAAAGCGTCGTACATCGCCTGTTGATTGCGCAAAGCCGAGACATTGTGACGGTCACGACTAAAACGGTTGTCGGAAGACGTATCTTGCATATCGCCATCCGCATAATAGTCGTAGTTGACACCTTCGACGTTGTCTACTTTGGTATCCACCGCTTCGGTCATGATAACCGGGTCGGCGCGCTTTTGCTCCATGACGAGGGACGTGCCTCTGAGCGTATTAATGTATTGTATTTCGGGCATCAAGTTGGCCACGATAGACGTCATTTGACCGCCAGCGTTGGGCGAATGGCCAAACAAATCGAAGACATGTGTGTCGGGAATCTCGTTTTGCTGCTCGTCCATGATGAGATACTCACGTAGTCCAAGGACATAGGTCATTTTAATGCGACACGCTGCGGGGTCGACCACCACTGGTACTTTGAGCCCATCCTCTAGGGAGACAATACGTACAATAACAAACCCTAACGCAATCGCTTGGTCTATCATTTCGCGACAACACGGCAACCAATAGTCCGACATAATCTCCTGCATGTGGGGGTCGGGTCGAACGCGGCCGCGACGATGAGAGAATTCGATACCATTGCCGAACAAATGATGGTGAATTACGTTGCGACACATATACACCATGGGCGTGGTACGCAACACTTGGAGGTTGCGATTCATCTGTTGGTGTGGTAAGGCAATCGACATGTTGAAGGAAAGTGTCCACCCTTTTATACTTCAGTCCCAACGCGATTCGATAATTTCAACGGCATGTTGCCACAAACATGCCTCGGCAGCGGTGCGGACGACTTTGGTTTCCGGCATAAATGTGACGCCCGATATATATTTAAGCGAAAACGGGTATTCACGCAAAACCACCTTTGTCTTCGATGCATATGTCTCCTTACATTTGACTGACTCCACCGATTGGCCTGAAATGACCACGCGAGCATTCACTACGGGCCCTTCCGAACAGATGTAAATGTACGACTCTTTCATCGGGGCGCCGTCCAACTCCAAATTTTTATTCGTAAAAAGGCTATAATTCGTGGTAGTGCATTCTTTTTCAAGCATATTGTTGACGTGACGCATTTTCACGCGCCAATACACATCGTCCAATTTATCAGAGCCCACGGTGGCGGCAGGCAACAGTTCTAAATCTTTTAAATCGGGCGTTTTAATAATAACGGGCGTAGTGTCACGCAGAATATACCATCCGATGACACCCAGTAGTAAAACACCAATCATGTACATTGAGTAACGCTGCCATTTGGGCCGACGATTGTCTCGATATAGATTGATACGCTGTTGACGACAACACTTTTTCATCCTTTTCGTTTTTGGAAAACAACCCTATATATACGCATGTCGATAATTAAACGGATTCCTATGAAAACAGTACGTATCCAAGAAAATAAACGTTCACACAAATCTCTCGTTGATGCGAAAGAAGCATTCTTAAACAAACTAAGAGCATCTCTCGTCAAAGAGAATACCATTGCAGGAGCAATTACACGAATAGAACGTGTCCAAGAAACAAAACGGAGTGTCGATTCGTCAGATATTCATCTGACGTTTGGATATTTTGATAATTTTGTGCGACATGTAAATGACGCTCATCGCCACGAAAAAAATGCCGAAAAACTCCAAGCTTTGATTGAGGCAACCTCCAGTGAATTGCAGGCCATGAAGGAAGCCAAAGACGACGAGCCTCCAACCAAAGACGTCAGCACATTGAATATTATTTTCCGAAACGGTATCATTAAGCCTACCGAACCTGTCGCCAACCCTGACAAGTATCATTGGGAAATGCAACCTGATGTATCCTGTCATCAGACCGCATGGTCGCAAATTGGCGCAACTGGCGATACCGACATTCGCCCCAATCTGTCGTCCGGCGAAGTGCGACTTTCCTACGACGATGGTGACCTAGTGTCCAATAAGATTAAGTTGGTCACCGTCATCAAGCGACAGGCCGCCGCCGCCAAACGTCGCCAGTATAGATATGAACGTGATGACCAAGCGTTCGAACAACGTTGCCGGGGAGTTGCCGGAAGAATTCAACGCATGTTGAAGCCCGGTCGTCTCATTTCGGACGCCAACTTCGCCACGCGTGTATTCCAAGACCGCGTTTCCAAATTGCCCGAACATTTGGATAAAAGTCCGGCTGAAATTGTCGCATTATGTGAATCAGGAACAACAGATGATGACGACTATGTCCACATGATTGAATTCTTAGAACCGACCATATATCTTAATCCTCGCGGATTGCATGACGCACTTACAGACATCTACAAAGGCAAGCGCATTGCGTTACGCTTGCCCGTCGGTGGAAGCGTTGAAGAAGAGAAATCCAAAGACGAAGAAGAAGATATTCTCGAACGAACGAGGCGCCAAGGTATTTTGGATAGAAAAAGACGTCAGGCCGAGCGAATGAAAAGAGCGACTAAATTGGAGGCTGAAAAACTTAAGGTCGAAAAACGCAGAGCCGCCGCCGAACTCGAACGCCAAAGTCGTGAAGAAGAAAACCGCCGACGCCAAATCGACCGCGAAGCCGAACAAGCCCGCCAACGTCAACTCGAATTGGAACGTATTGAACTTGAGAGACTGGCTGAACTCGCACGAATTACGAAAGAAGAACGTCAGGCCGAAGAAAAACGTCAGGCTGAACTTGCACGAATTGCAGAAGAACAACGCCTGACAGCCGCCAAAGCAGCCGAAGAAGCTGCCGAACGCGAGCGCGAGCGTAAACGTTTACAAAGTCAGGCAGAAATCGACGCTGTAAAGTATCCATTGCCAGCTAACTTTGTAGGATTCATTAGAACGTATGCCAGCAAAAAAGACGGTGTATCCGACATCGGTCCAAGTGAATGGTTTAAAGCCATTGATAAAATCTATACCAAATCTGCCTCTGGAATTTCAACGCGGGGTTCAACAATTGAAAAGGCCAACGATGCCGGATGGTACGAAAAATCAACGCTCGACGCAGCGGCCGCCAAAGCAGCCGCTGACGCTCTTGCCGCAGAAGAAGATAGACTTACGGAAGAAGCTAGAATTGCCGATGAAGAACGCAAAGCCGAACGCGAGCGACTCGAACAAGAGCGTCTCCAAAAAGAGGCAGAAGCCACCGCCGAACGCGAGCGACTCGAACAAGAGCGTCTCCAAAAAGAGGCAGAAGCCACTGCCGAACGCGAGCGTGTTGCTAAAGAAGCTGTTGAGGCCGAAGCCGCGAGGAGACAAGCCCAGATAGATGCCGTTCGCAGCGACGACGATGCCATGGAGTTCCTCCGTTATGTGTTTACGACCTATGACACGAATGCCAACGGCGAAATTGACGAGTTGGAAATAGTGAAGGCCTATTTCACCGGCCAGACCAAAGTGAAACCAGGACAGGGACGCGTCCTCATTGATGAAAACGATAAAGACGGTGACGGTGTCATCAACGTAGATGAATTTATCGATTGGTGCGCCGTGACTGGCGTCATGACAGACGAGGCATGGAAAGCCGGCGCCAGGGACTTTAAAGAGCGCCAAGCTGTCCTCGCCGCCGCCGCCGTTTACAAAGAGTTTAAATACAAAAATCGTTGGAAGCGTGTTCTTTACCAAGCGCCCGAAGGTAAAACACAAGGTGCTGGAGGAAATTACTACGGCGTTCTCGATGACGGTACTTTGGTATCCGTCAAAGGAAAGAAGAACGTCAAAGACCCAAAACCACCCAGTGCTGGTCTGATGATGCTGGGCGTCAGCGACGACGAAGACTTGTTGCCACCCAAGCCCGGTGATTTGTCCGCCATGATTCAGACCATGTCGGCCGACTGGGTGTCTTCCGACGAGGAACTGATGGATTTTGCCGAAGCTTCAGAAGGCGACAGCATGGAATTTGCGGCGTCCTCCTCATTGGACACTGATTCCGACCTCGATTTTGCACAATCGTCCGAAAGAAGCGCGCATCCACTTTCTTCGGAGGGAGAAGAGTCTTCTGAAAAGGGCAAGACCTCCTCTGGCATGGAATTTGCAGAGTCGTCGGCGGCCGAGACGGATTCTGATGTGGAGTTTGCTGAGTCGTCCGACAAAACCTCGTCTGGACTTGAGTTTGCGGAATCATCCGCAGTAGAGAGTGACTAAAATTACATATAAAAGAGATTAAAATATATTTAATTACCTAAAATGACACACAAGATTATGTTGTGCTTTGTCCGTTCAGACTCGGACATTCTGGAATCTTCTTGGTTAAACCGAATCGCCGCATCGTTGGCGAAAACAGAAGATGACACTACTGCCCCCTTCATCCACGCCGAACTTTTATTTTGCCCGCAAAACAGCAATTCGACCAAAGACTCGGTGTCGGGCCTCGCGTGTTCCATTGTATATTCGGGCGCCGTCCACTTGGAAAAGAAACGCTTCTCGAGAAAAGAGTGGTTTTTCAGGTCAATGGAATGTTCAAAATCCCAATACGACAGCATGTTGACGTTTTGCAAAGACCACCAAGGCGATTCGTTTAATCACTTGGGGTATTTCATGTACTGGGCCCCGTTTTCACCATCCCCGATGGCGTACACTTACTTGGGTATGTCTCCACGTTGGTACTGTTCCGAAATCGTGATTGGTGCCATGAAAGAGGGTGACATGTTGGCAGACGACGTTCCCAATTCTATGCACCCACACGATTTGTACAAATTAGTGCAAGGAAGTTCGATGGCCGACTGTGGCCGAAATATGAAATCTGTCACACTATCCTTCGTTTGAATCCTTGTGTATGAGTGATATTTTGTAGACACCGTACATGGCGAGCGAGCATCCCGAAAAAAACATAAACTGTGAAAAGGCCGACAGAGTGGCCATGTTGTTGTACACCACAATGCCGGACAACGTTGTAAATAAAAACCACGACGATTGGTAGACAATAATGCAGTAATACGCGTCGTGCTTGGCGAGGCCCTTGTTTAGCCACACGATGTGTACAATGACTGACCCCACAAGAAGTCCTATGACAGCGGCCAAGACGTCGGCTCGCGTCGTTAGAGAACCCGTTTCCACCCATTTTTCGACGGCATACGCGACGTATTTTCCCATGCATACGTTTTGAGCCCCGAGGGCACCTCCGATGAAGGGAAAGCCGAAACGTTGCACAACACTGGGTAGTTTGAGGTGGTCAAGAGCGACAGCGCACAATTGTAAAACAACCCAGTTGGCAATGATGTATCCACATGCTACTGGACGTCCAATCAACTGGGGTGGCGAGTTCGCGTTGGTATCGCTTATATTAGAACAGATGGCGAGTAAACACCCAACAACGACGCACGCAATGGACGTCCACTCTTTGGAGTCCGGGTGTTCAAAAAGGACGACTTTTGAAACAAGCAAGTTGATGATAATTGAAACGGCGCCAAAAATACCCACAGTCATCGGCGGCAACCATGTCAAGGCCAAAAAATCCATCGTAGAGGCGGCAAACGACAGAAAAATGGCGATGATAAACAATGGACGACAATACACGGCCGTTTCGATGGGCGTAGGCCTCTTATGGAGGCGTGTTCTTGGGTCAATATAATAGAGTTCATATTGTGCCAGTTTTTGGAAATTCATGGAGACGGAGGAAGAAATAGACGCTGCCAACAAAAACATATAGCCAATAAACTGTGTTAAAAACATCAAGTAAAAAATATCATTTAATTTATATACTTGTAGCGCCAACTTGACTTGAATCCCAATCTTTTTTGAAGGGCCGTCCTATATAAATATCTCTGTTTTTATCACAAATGTCTAAAATTACAGGTCGAATCGGTAAAAAATTTCTAGACTGTTCGTTTTCAGACTCGAAAGCCGTCTTTAAAGAAAAGGACAATATTAAAAAACAGATGGTGGATATATGGTTTATCTACTTTCAGCGCATTTCGAAAGGTTTGAAGACGTGTGATGCCGTGTTGTTCGATGGCAATGCATTGATTGAATTTACGACGGACCAAAAAAATATTGAAGAAATTTCGGACAACGCAACTTGTCCCGTATATCTTGGTGGACCAGACCCACTGCCGTGGAAACGTCTGCTACGCGAGGCCAAAAAACATGAATGGCACCGCGAAGATTGGCAACACATGTTTGAAGATACGGCGTCGGAGTCAGAATCCGATTCCGACGGGGACTGGAATCCACCTTCAGAGTCAGAATCTGAAGAAGAACTTAGCGACGACGACGACGACGACGAGCCCAAGGCAAAACGACCCTGTCGACGCGAGGACGAATAAATCTCCCATAGCTTAACAATCGAATCATACAAGAACGTATTTGAATCATTGTCGGCTGTTCCATACAGCATTCGCACAATTGCATGACCCATCGGCCCATATTGTCCCATTCATCGTGAGAAAAGGCCCGTCTCGTCGTCTGACCGGGTGTACCAGACCAGTATGACTCCCACGTGTTCACGTGTTGCAAAGGGACAACTGACACAATATCTGTCCTCACGGGGGCAGTGACACAACCGTAAAGCGCAACAACTCCGATTTCGGTTACATATGCAATCATCGGCGGAGGGCCGTAATCCTCCAAAAGTGCTTCGATATTCCAATATTCTTGGTCGCGCTCATCATAAAGCTCTTGTTCGTCCTCATCGTCGGAATCAGATTCCGTTGACAGCGACGCATCAGACAAATAGTCATAATATGTAGGCATTTTAAATTAAAACCTATGTTTTATAGTCGTTTAAAATAATTGTAATCTATTGGTGCCCTTCGTTTTTTCATTTCCTTATGTCGAACATAATAGAAAGTATAAATATATCATTTGATTTAAAATAAAATGCATGTTCCAACGCCCACCGATTGTATACGTATCATTGTCAGTTATGCTGGATTAAAAGAGCGCTATATATGGTCTTTGGTGGCCAAATATTTTGCGTTCACACAGGAAGACTGGCAATATTTTGGACAGCTCTATAAAACGCGCGTTTTTTCGCGCGAATGTATCAAAGAATTATGCCAGCGCCATTTCGACGCCCAATTTTTGTTCAAACAATGTGATAGGCACATGTGGTCATTTCATTTGAGTGAACCATTGTGTTTGTGGTCGCCCTGGACTTTGGGGAAATTGTGCAAACGTTACAACAAAGCATGCAGCATGACCTTTCGAAATTATGCATTTGTTGATTTTGTACGGAATTTGACGACGCAATTCGGGCTAAAGACCAAACATCTACGAGAACAAAATCTACACATTACAATCTTCAAAAAGAAAATACCCATGGTCTATATATACAAACAAAAAAGGATTACAAAGTTACATATATCGTCAGCGTTCAAGTCGTTTGATTTGGCGCGGGTGTTTGTGTCTTTCCATCTGCACAATAACCAACTTTTCCTGCGTCCGCGGCGCCTAGAGTTTTTGGTTTCGTAACGCGCTCTTCAGTGACGTCATCTTCGCGCCCGCGTTTACCACGCCGTTGGGGCATAAGAGTACTCAAGTGGGCATACAGATTATTCATATTTGTTGCCGCTCCGCTGGTAGACATTTCTGTTTACATGCGACCCACTAAATAGTCACTGATGGAAGTTCGGTCATTGGCACACGTTCAAAGTACTCACCATTGCGCACAAAAAACCAACGCGCAAGGAACTCAATTGTAGGATTTGTCATGGCCAATTTCACCACCACGTACGTTGAAATGACGTCCACCGTGTATTGGTATCTAGAACTGAAGGCAAAAATAATGGTCACAAATGTCCACACTTCACCCAACAACCACACCATATTAGTCAATTTTGTTCGTCTAGAGGGCACCATCTGTACAGCGAGGGCCGTGAACACCACCAACTGAGTTATGTCGGACGACCACAGCATATTTCCACACGCTCGCTGAGGCCATTTCCAGTATACCCATGACATATCCTCCGTCGTGGGGATTTCAAATACTTCCAAGCAATTCGGTGTTGAGTCCGGCACCACCGTCATCAACTGTGCCACCGAAAAAGCTGGAATCAAAATAATTTGGGCCATCAAACCCTTGGCAATGATGATAGGCTTTCTCGAAAAGGTGAGCCACGCGATGATGGTCAACAATACCCAGGCATACGTACAGACGTCGACCATATCACGCAACGCGATAGTCGACGGCGTGGGAATATTATAGCCGTGTACCCAATCGATAAAGAAGGTATCGTGCAACGGCTGCAACGCCGTGCCGTTGTTGTAGGTTTGTGTGTACCAATATTGGCGATACGAAACAAGATTTGTCAGGACTAAATTCATGTACAGTGTTAGTAAACTCACCATGCCAAATCGACAATTTCGTAGTTTAGGGTTCATTATGGGATTTTTCGGGACGCACTATATAGTCAGTTTCAAACATAGTTGATATGAATGCAACATCACCCACTGATATGGATACAAATAATAATCCTTGGGTCGAATCAGGTGCTATGGTATATGTGGCCATCACGGTTGCCACAATGTCCGCCGTTATTATGTGCTGCACTTGGTTCATCACACATAATACTGCCCTACAACGTTGGTGGCACGGTGCATCACAGTACGGTGGTTTAGACGACGAAGAGGAAGAAATTGAACTCATCAACGAGTCACAAAAAGAGGAGTTGGTCACACCACCAGACGCGTCTTCTTACACCGACGAACCAGAGGAGGAGGATGTGTCCACTATATTTACATTAGAAGATAACTCAAGCGGGTCTGATTCGGCCGCCCCGGACGGACAAATAGAAGCCGTATAAGTGCACAAGGTCGCCGGCACAACAACTAAAAACACCAGCGGATTGAGTTTCTGCCAACAGAGCCATGACAACACCACAAACGTCGTGGCTTCCAACCATATAAATAATATAACGCCGACGCGTACGTTCCTATTCGACGTTTCGTCAGTAAACGACCTCAACCGTTGCGGGCCATGTCGGATGTACCGCCAACATTTCCAGTGGTACACGTGTATAGACACTGTGGCCAACAGCGACACAACGAAAAGCGTCAGCAGCAGCGACCAAGGGATTGGCGACAAACATGGTACAAAAAATCGCGCCACAACCACCGACAATAACCATACATTTATAGACACCAATACAGATAAAATCATTCTCTTTATTATGTCTACATTACTTTATAGTTCAAATCATAGGCAATCCCTTCTCAATAAACCAGTCCCACAGAATCGCCTCCACGGGCAACACGCAAAGAATGCACAACAACGAACCAAAAGATAAAAGCGCACGGTTTTCGAGCACATTGTCCACACATAGCCATGGTGACACGTCCAACAGTGACATAAAAATGGAACTCCACGCGAGAACAAGCACCGTCTGCAATATACTGATGCAAAAAAGGGCACATCGACTTGTGACCGAATTAGCCAGCTTGGATTCTCGTACGAATTCTTGACGTCGTTTGGCGATAGTCTTCCCGATTTGCATACACACCAACGCGGAGGTCGTGTACTGGTGGTAATGAATGTACTGGAGATTATTGTGAATGCACACTAAAGTATCAGTGGAACGATGCCCAAGCTCCACGAGAAGACGGTCAACCCACCACGTTATTACACAAATCCATACTAAGGGGAAAGTAGAATCATAGATGGATAAATTTTTTTTGTAATACATTGATTACATTTTATAAGTGTTTATACTTTACTCGGCGCTTTTCTCGTCGGCGTAGCGCTGCTTGTCCTTTTCAGCCATCTCGTTGTAGCGAGCACGCTCGTCACTCGAAATTGCCTTCCAAGCCGAGGCAATGTCCGACATGAGCTCACGAGGAGTCTTGTCAGGATTAGCCTCGGCAATACGAGCGCGGACATCGCGCATGAAGAATGCGTACGAACTCCGTGGGCGTTTAATCTTTTTGGGGGGCGTATAATGACTCATCTGCTCTCGGTAGCGGGCCTGGTCAACTTTGGCCGAATCGACGTACTTGGACTTGTCTTCCACATCTTTCCAAAGTTGGGCGATTTTACGGCTCTGTTCAGGAAGGGCCATCTTTTCGTCAGATTCCTTGAGAATCTTGCGCTGCTCGCAGGCAAAGTACAAAAAAGGGGTCATGGCGCGCTTGGGACGGGCGGGGTCGCGTTGACGTTTTTTAGATTTTCTAACCATTTTGTCCAAAGTCGACGTGACTATATACTCCAT